AAAAGCGTGCCGAGGATTATGCTAAATCCCAAAAAGCGGCAGCGGAGAAAGTCAAAAAAGACAAAGAAGACGCAGAAAGGAAAGCCGCCGAAACCGCTAAGAAAGTTCAGCAGGAAGTTCTAAAAAGCTACGAAAACGGAATAACCGAATTGCAGCTAAAGATAAGAGAATCTAATATCGGTATAGTAGACAAGCAGAAGGCACTAGAGGACCAAGACGCGCTAAACCAAGCTATCTTAGAAAAAGAGCGATACAGGTTGCAGCAGGGGCTTATAACGCAACAGGAATTCGATAACATCAAGCTGGAACAGCGGATAGCATTCCAAGAACAGGTAGCCACCCTAGAAGCCGAAGAAGCCGCTAAGAAGAGAGAAACGGAAGCCATAGACCTAGAGAACAAACGTGCCATAGAGGAAGCCAGCATAACTAGTGACTTCGAACGTGAATCCCTTCGTCTAGAGCAGCAATACCAAATGGAAGTTGCGAACGCTGAGAAGACTGGGGCGGACATTTCTTTGATTGAATCCAAATACGCCCAAATACGGGAAAAGAGAGAAAAGGAACTGGTAAACGCCAAGTTACAAATGACAGCCGATATCGCCGGGCAAATCTCTAATATCATGGGACAGGAATCGGAAGCCGGAAAAGCGTTCGCTCTAGCACAGGCTACGATTAACACATACTTAGGTGCATCTAAGGCTATTGCGCAGGGTGGTATTTGGGGAGTAGCGCAAGCAGCCATCGTGATCGCTGCCGGATTGAAACAAGTAGCCTCAATTATGAAGGTAAAAGAAGAAGTTCCCAAAACTAACA